CCAGAACATTGGTCTTTGACAGGTTATAAATCAATCTCAGATTTTTATAAATTAATGAAAGCTGAAGGATTCTACAAATAACTGTTGACTTTAGTTTGAGAGTATGGGATAAGGGGTCTATCGAATGAAGGAGAAAACGATGCAAACTTTCAATATCCAAATTTCTGAGGATCAACTTAACATCATCAAATCAGCTCTTCAAAAAGATTCTACCTATTCAGAATCAGAAGAATTTATTATTGGAATGATTGAAGATACCATCGAATCTCAAGATTCAGAATCAATCCACGGTTTTTGCTATTAAACTTTGAAGGAGAAATATAATGGCACATGAAGTAGAAATGATTGACGGAGTAGCACAAATGGCTTATGCAGGTGCAAAGCCTTGGCATGGGCTTGGTGCTCCTGTAAGTAACGATCTGACACCAGCTCAGATGCAAATGAAAGCTGGCTTGGACTGGGAAGTCTACAAGACTCCTGTGTTTGCTGAAGTAGCAGGTAAGAAGATCAATGTTGGCAAGCAAGCGCTTGTTCGTGATCTTGATGATAAGATCCTAGACGTCATTGGGGACGACTGGAACCCTGTACAGAACTCTGAAGCGTTTGAGTTCTTTTCTGAATATGTTATGGCTGGCGATATGGAAATGGAATGTGCTGGTTCTTTGAAAGGTGGTAAGAATGTCTTCGCTCTCGCAAAAGTTAAAGAGTCCTTTTCTGTCAATGGAGATGACCAAGTCGACTCCTATCTATTATTTAGCAATCCTCACGAATATGGTAAGGCTATTGATATTCGCTTTACTCCCGTTCGTGTTGTATGCAATAATACGCTCACATTTTCTTTGAACAGCGCTTCGAAGAACTTTGTCAAGCTGAACCACCGTACCACATTTGATGCTGATATGGTTAAGGCTCAGATGGGACTTGCTTCTGAGAAGTTTGCAAAGTACAAAGAGATGGCTGAGTTTTTGTCAACCAAGAAGTTCTCTGTAGAAGCTCTTGTTAACTACTACAATGATGTGTTCCCACATACATACAGCAAAGGCAAAGAAGTAAAGACTGCAGAAGATCTTACCAAGAATGGTAAGGCTGCTATGGATGTTCTTTACACACAGCCTGGTGCAAACTATGCTGAAGGAACTTGGTGGCAAGCTCTTAACTCTGTAACTTACTTGACAGATCATGTTATGGGTAAGTCTAATGAAGCTCGCATGCAATCTGCGTGGTTTGGTCAGAACCAAGCTCGTAAGATTCGTGCAGTTAACAAAGCTGTTGAATACGCAACAGCATCATAAATCTGAAGGAGGATATATTATGATTTATGAAGTAAAAGGTGACAAGAACTCTGGTGTGTACTTTGGCCAGGCTAGCAGCAGATGGTCTTTTAAGGCCAAGGTCGATCAAGCAAACAAACTCGTGTACTTGAACTTGTTTGATAACGATGCTGGGTACAGCATGGCAAGTGGTTGGTGGAACGTAGAGAGGCAGCAACGGAGGTTTGCGTTGCAAAGTTTGCGAGAGTACAGAGGTAAGCCAGTTGTCACAGCAGCTTAATGATAGTGATGGTAGCGCTTATCAAGAGCGCTACCACGAATATATACTACGTAAGTTGAGAGAGGAAAAAAATGGAGACGTTCGTTCGAGAGTATCCAAAGCAGATAAGTGATTCTGCTTGTGAAGATCTCATCAACTTTTTTCATCAGAAAAGGCAAATGAATGAAGGTTTTGTACAACATATTAATGAGGATTACAGAAAAGACTATGCTTTAAATTGTCAGCTGTTTGGAACATTTAAACGAAAATTTCAGACATACCTTGATTCAGAAATTCATGACGCTTTTCAAGACTACAGAAGTGAAATGGGTAGATGTTGGCCAAAGGTGTATGATAATGTACATTATAAACTTCAGTATGCATCTCCAGGTGGTGGTTTTCTTTCTTGGCATTCAGATGGGGGGGTAGAAGATCTCGATAGGTTTTTGACGTGGATAATATACCTTAACGATGTTGATCAAGGAGGACGAACAGAGTTTAGATATCAAGGTAAAGAACTAGAAAAAGGCATTGTTCCAGAAAAAGGTAAACTAGTGTTATTTCCAGCTGCAAG